CTCAGCTTCTTTGTCAAGTCTTTGAATAGCCTCGCTCGCCTCTTTTCTAATCGCCTCTAACCTTAACCTTGTTGTATCTAAGTCTTTGCTTCCATCGCTTAACATTGTGTTAATGATGTCAAGCATGATCACCAGTGAAATCGACAATAAACAATAATTTACATCACTCATCTAATTCCCCTCTCTAGCCCTCTCCATTTATCCTACCTCTCTTACTATCTTCCACCCTACTCCATTTGCAGGCCTTCTTCTTTGACTTGCAAATTCCGCAGTCTGTATCTTAATTCGCTTAGTGATCCATCCTTCCATCTTACTATACTTCTTTCACTGGAATTCCAGTTGTTTCTTCAAACTTCTGTTTTGTAACTACATATGTCCATTGACCCGATATCTTCACTGCAACCCCAATATTCAACTGCCCCGTCTGCATCCCTATTCTGACGAACTGTGGAGATGCCCCTAGGAGTTTAGCTGCCTGCTCCACAGATATGCGATTTTCTTTCATATTTATTTCCTCCTTAATTCAAAAAGCTACTTACTAGACTTTATAAACACAGTAATCTAAATGTCTCTCTTCCTTTTGGTGTTACAAGTGTCTGTGTCCCGCTCCACTGCGTCTTTTCATTAAAACACTCTTTTACCTCAAACAGCCCATTATTTTTATCTGCATACGGCAATAGTTTTCCTCGCTTATCTCAGTAAACATACTTTTTTTCGAGCAGAAATTTCACAAAGTCATTTTGCTTAATGCTTAACTGCTTTGCTGTCTCTCTGAAATTAGTAAGCAGATTTCGGTCAACCAGTTCATCAAAATAATCTGCCTTTGGTTTAAGTATCTGCTTCTCTACCGTCAGTGCAGAGTTTTCAGCTGCAAGTACGCCTATCCTTGCCTCTCTCTCTTCAAGCGTCTTTTGTGCCACCTGTAATGCTTTTGCCATCAACTCCTCTGGACTCATTTCCGCCTGTCCGTTGATATAACCGCCGTGCTTTCTGATTGAGGGGAGAACTTCGGATGTAACCCATCTTTTGAAAGCTTTCGCACTCGGTAGCTTGCTGGAAAGGATTAAGCTGTATAGACCGCTTTCGTTGATAATGGCGGTGTTTTGCATTCTTCCGATGGGGTCCTGAATTGGGACTTCATCCCTATCTTCACCATCTACATGGTCGCTTACCGCTTTAGTTGGTCTTTCATACCCCAAAGTCTCCGCCACATCTTTCCCCACGAACCAAGGCTCGCCACCTATCTCTACCGTCCTAATCTCTCCAAACTCCTCGCTTTTAAAAATCCGAATTTCATTCATTACTTTCTGCTCCTTTCTTTATCTTCAGCAATTCCTCTTGCCATTTCCATACCCTCCGCCAACCCAAGTAAGTACTCTTGCTTCTCTTTACTCAACTTTGGCAGTGTTTCTTTTAAGACGCTTATAATCTTCTTTGCTTTTTCGCTTGTCCTTGTCTTCATTGCTTTGCTCCTCTCTTTTTTGTTGGTTATACGAACATAATACATCGTTAAAACGACTTTGTCAATAGTTTTATGTCGTTTTTGCGAACTTTTTCTTGACTTTTATTTTTCTTCCTTATATACTGAAAACATAAACAAAACTTAATTTAGGAAGGAAGAAATATGGGCGAAAGAGTAAAAGAGCTTAGAAAAGTGCTCGGCTTGTCAGGTGAAAAGTTCGGAGAAAAAATCGGAGTTACTCGCTCGGCTATCTCTGACATAGAAAGAGGTCGCAACGGATTAAGCGAACAAAACATCTTGGCAATCTGTCGTGAGTTTAATGTAAATGAAGAATGGTTGCGTACTGGTACGGGCGAAATGTTTAAAGATATGTCGCTTGATGAAGAAATAATAAACTTCATCGGTGAAATACAGTGGGATGCATCTAATACATTTAAAAAGAAATTTATATCAGCTATAGCAAAGCTAAACGATGACGAGTGGAAAGTGTTAGAAAAGATTATCTCCGTATGTGCGAATGAGAAAGAAAGAGAGCAATAAAAAAAAAGGACTGACATCAGTCAGCCTTAAGAAGTTTTTTGAGGTATATCAGTATTAAGTGTATATGCCTCGAATTTGCAAGAAAAAGTAATTTTTGTAGCTCTTTTAATTCTTCCTTATCATTCATGTTATACCTCCTGCTACCTACACAATCAAAATAATGATGTAATAAATATATCGAATGTTTGTTCGATTGTCAAGGTGATGAAAGTAGGATGTTATATTTTGTGGAAATCATGTGAAAACAATCGATTCCCGTTTACAACAACAAATGAAAGGATTTTGATTATGAAAAAAGAATTGATAGTGTTAGCAATCGCTACAGCCGTGACCGTGATGTCGGCAGGGTGTGGTGCCAATACAACGGGTAGCACCAAGGCAACTACTACAGCAAAGACAGTAGCAGAGACAACCGAAACGGCTTCTAATGTTGATATTGTAAGCAAAGCAAAAGAAGTATTGCCTAACGCACTTACTCCAGGCATTAAGATTTCAAGCGTTGAATTAAAGGATAAAAATTTGAAGGTTGTGGCAGATTTAAGCCACTACAACGGGCAATTTCCGCTCGGTTCTGTAGCGGAGATGGGCGTATCTGAGATTACAGATGCATTACTTTCGCTAGATGATGAGTACTATAGTGTGTGGGATACTATGACTATTGATTTTGGAGACCAAGGGCATATTACATTTGACAAGTCTACAGTAAAAGATGACGGAGCTGGCAAATATTTCTCTTACAATGGTGGAATATTGCAAAAGTAATTTAACAAAATCCCTCCTGTGCTAAATGTATAGGCCGTGTGATCTATATGGATTTCAGTCCAAGATGTTATTTGAAAAAAAAGATTCCTGACCGCTACCAACAGCCAGGAATTAGATGGAAGCCAATTCAGATAGATGAAGTGGTTACCAAAAACATCAGTTATATTATACCACTTCATCTCATAAAATGAAAGGATGAAGTACTATGAAACTACCAAACAAATATGGATCTGTGTATAAATTATCAGGGAAAAGAAGAAAACCTTGGGCAGTCAGAAAGACCGTTGGGTGGAAGCAGATTTCTGAAAAAATGAGATCTTATCCAATCTATGAATTCATAGGCTACTACGCAACCAGGACAGAAGCACTTCAAGCACTAGCAGATTACAATGAAAATCCTTATGATCTGCACTTCAACACCATCACTTTTGAAGAGGTTTATGACAAATGGTCAGAAGAGCACTTTAAAAAAGTATCTGCATCCAATATTAATGGTTATAAGGCAGCATTCAACACATCAAAGAGTCTTTGGAAGATGAAGTTTGTGGAAATCAAACTAGATCACTTACAGAAAGTCATTGATGATTCAGGCAAGAACACTCCTACGCTAAAGAAATTGAAGATAATGTATGGATTGATGTATGACTATGCAGTCATTCACGAAATTGTCTCTAAAGATAAAAGAGATATGGTCAGATATGTGGACATTAACAAACCAGGAAATCCAAATGCATATGACAGAAAACCTTTCAGCAAAAAAGCAGTCAAATTGTTGTGGTCTTCTGTGGGCACAAATGAATATGTGTCTGTTGTCCTGATCTTGATCTACACTGGATTAAGAATTGGTGAATTGCTTGACTTGGAAAAGAAAGACATTCACCTTGATGAAAGATGGTTCTTTGTAAAGGAATCCAAAACTGATGCAGGAATCAGAGAAGTTCCAATTGCAGAAAAGATTGTTCCCTTCTTTGAACACTGGATGCAGAAAGACTGTGACCACCTGATTTGCACACCTGATGAAGAACCTTTTCTGTATAGAAATTATTATGATTCATACTGGACACCATTGATGCAGCAGATGAACATGAAACACCGCCCGCACGATACAAGACACACTTGTGTGTCTTTACTGACGGAAGCAGGTGTTGATGAAAGAATCATCAAGAAGATCGTTGGTCACAAAGGACAGGGTGTCACCCAAATTGTTTATACTCATGTTGACCTTTCATATAAACTGGAAGCAATCAATCTGATCTGAAAGAAGGTGACCTGAATGGATAGAACAGCGTACAAGAATCAGTTCAATGCAAACCACTATGAAAGAATCAATTTTTCAGTTCCTAAGGGCATGAAAGACATTATCAAGACCCTTGCAGCAGATAAGGGAATGTCTATGAACAAATATTTTCTGTTCCTGGTGAATAAAGACCAGGAAGGTCTGTTTGATAATATGCAACTTGCAGAAAAGTCTAGGGAAAAGATTTTGACCGTTAAAGGGAACACACATGATGGATATGATGTTTTCTTTAAGGATGGAAGAATCATTCATTGTAGGACGAAACTGGACATCAGAAAAAGTCTTACACAAGACAATAAAAGTCTTGCACAAGACACATGATTTCTTGTTACTAATTTGTTTCTAACTTGTTACTAACAGACAAAAATTCAGAGAAACGGATAAAAAGAAAAATCCCACAAATCCAAGGAAAACCTTGAATCTGTGGGATTGATTTTTGTTCTTGGACTATCTCTTTGAGAACTGTGGAGCACGACGAGCGGCTTTGAGACCGTACTCACCTGACCTTGATCCAAAAAGTCCAGTATTCATGCGGGTTTTCGGGCTTCCCTCTCTCAGTAAACCCATAGGTAAACCCACGAAATCGAGGAATTTTTGGTGCAGTTTAACGCAGCCCGAATGCAGCATTCACAACGCTGCTTAATTCCTCAGGTTTATTATACTTGACTTTCGCATAGATGTCCATAGTCGTTTTGCTGTTCTCATGGCCTGCCAAATACTGCACCGTCTTTGGATCAACACCTTTGTAAATCAGATTGGTGATGTAGGTGTGCCGCAGCATGTGCGGAGTCACCTTGAAGTCCATCGTATACACCAGCTTGGGATTGTTCGGCTGATGCTCACCAAGCCTTGGCTTTATTCTATGCTTGATGGACTGCCTATTTACATAGGTGTAATAACAGCGTTCTGCGGTGGAACGGACTGTTATGTACTTCCAGACCCTCACAAACTGTGTTTCCGTCAAAACAGTTCCCTTTGAATTGGAGATCACATATTCTGATTCTGATTTTTCCCTTGCTTCCTTGAGACAGGCTACCAGGCATTTGGGAATCGGAACATCTTGCTTCGCTGCCGGAGTCTTCAAAAGTGTGTTGACCACCGGCTCACCGCCTTCCACATGCCATGCACGCCTTACAGAAATGTACGGCGTTTTTTCATCCAGGAATACGCAGTCCCATTTCAATCCAAGAATCTCTTCTCTACGCAATCCCGCGTACAAGCCGATCATTACGAAAACATACGGTGGTAGCTCACGAATACTATCCAGCAAAATGGCAGTCTGTTCATCCGTCAAAGCTTAGCGCCGTTTCGCAGGCTTTCCTCCTCTTGCGCAAATCGTTTTGGATGGATTCTCTTTGATCACCCTGCTCTCTTCTGCCGAATTAAAAATGTTCTTAATCAGCATATTGAGCTGACCATACATTCCGGAAGAACCTTTTGATAGCGGAACCATCAGCAGCCGCAGGTCATCTGTGGTCACCTCATCCATATACATCTGTCCAATTGGACCCACGATGTACCGATTCACCATCCGCTCGTATCCCTCCAACGTATTGGTTCTTACCGTTCCAGACCGCATCAGCAGCCATTTTCCGCAGTACTCTTCCACGGTCGGATTCTCTCTGTGGAAAACCACTTCTGCAATTTTCTTCCGGGCATCTTCCACCCGGTCATACAATTCTTC